TCCGTGGGGCACTGCAAGTACTTGTTGTTCGTTGTTGTTGCGCCTGTCACATTTTGGCGAAGCGACGGAAACTGCACCGAGTTAAATATACGCTGCTCAGCTTGCGTAACGAACACGGGGATATTAGCCACGAAATCTGCTTCCGTGTTCTCCGTGTACGCTTGAATAGCAGCGCTGAGTGCGGCGTAATTCATGCCATTGGGCCTCTGGCTGTAATGCCTTTGGTAGCCGCGCCGTTACCACGGGTGACAATACCGGATGTCTTAGTTGGGTTTTCACCGTTGTTAATGACACCAACGCTCATCTTCATAGTGTTAAGGCTACTAATACTAGAGTCCTTGCCGGGGTTAGTCGACATTACCAGAGGCTTGCCATTCATTTTGTGCGGTGCAGCATAAGTAGCGGCATCGCCAACTTCTTTACCCATCATCTTTTTGCTAAATGTAGCCATGATTAACCTCGTTTCTGGTTAGCGATTTTGGCCAGATTGCGTCCCATAGACAACATATCTGCATCAGTTTTGCCGCCTTTACCGCCCTTACCGCCTTTTTGAATGGCTGATGTAGGGCCACTATCGCCTAAATTTGTTCCTTCGGTCTTGCCCTTTTTAGCAATTCCGTCTGCTGATTTTTTAAATGCCATTTTAAGCTCCTTAAGATACCGTTACTGTACCAACAAATGTCGTTGCCACCAAGTAGTTTGGCGTCAATGCCACATCAAAATTACTAGCCCCGCCAACCGGGTTCCAGCCCCATTGAATATCCCGTGAACCACTAGTCGGATTACCCGCAGTATTTGCGCCCGCTGTAACGTAGGTTGAATCATTACGAGGATTACGCACAGCTTGCGGGTCATCAACTGGATACATACCCAACTGCAACTGAGGTTGATCGGGATCCCAACATTGAGGGCACACAAGCAGGTTATATATCTTGGTCTTTTGAATCTCTTTTTTAAGCGCCGTCAATTTGTACTGGAAGCCACACCTATCGCACATGGCGATACTGTTCTTCGCAGAAGCAAACCGATTACCCATTAGGTGCCTCCGCCAATAAACTGCTGTCGAGGCACAAAGCGAATAGCCGCTTTCTCTCGGTCTTCAGATGCGGCCAATTCCCAAGCTTCGTCATACTGTTGTTTTAATACGGGTAAGCGCTCAGCGCCACCGGCAATCTTCAACGCCAAATAGTATGCAAGGCCAGCGGCCAAGCAAGGGATAAATCTAAACGGCACGTCCATCACGTTCACACCACCACCCGCGTCTTGCGTGCGGCGTAAGCGCCAGTAAACAAATGTGTACTGCTGTGACCCATCAGGAGTTGGCCAAACTGTAATAGCTGGAACCTGCGCCCAGTACACAGCGACTGCAGCGGTATGTCCTACAGCAATAGTCTCTTGCTGGCCACGAGAGCAGTTAAACAACGTGCCAGAGTTAGCGTTTGTGTTCTGTGTGATGTAGCTGTAATTGATGATCTCGTCATCAATCTTAATGAAGCCAGTTGCTGGAAGACCCCTTACATCGTTTAACACAACTGATGTGCTGGTGGACGTAATCGTCGTTGTAAGCGTTGCAGCAATAGGAGAGTTTTGGCCGTTGTACCGCTGAATCCATACTTGGATAGGTCTGGCTTGTTGAATCTTGTTGGGGATCGTAGCGTACGTAGAAACACTAATACGTGTGATTGTTAAGTCAGCCTGTGTATTAGCTGCGTTAGGCTGCGTACGTATAACATGCTCAATCAGATCAACTGTACTGTCTGGCAAAGCGTACGTATTCTGGCCTTGAACCAGACTAATCTCACCCTGCTCCATAGTCCACATATTGATGCCGCGATTAGCCCAATCTGCAAACATAATGTTCAAACTACGACGGGCAGTGCGCAGGTCATAACCAGTACGCAACTCACCACCGGCGCGTTCAAACGCCTCCTCGACTAATTCGTCGAGTTGGAGATTAAAACTGGATGCGCCAGAGGTAATTGCCATTATCTAAATCCTGCCGTTTTCTTTGCAATAGTCTTAGGTTGTGCTACGAATTGTTTTCCGGCTTTTTTGCCAGCACGTTTCGCACGCGTTGTCGCAGCATACTCACTAGCGCTGAGACTTTTGATCGCAGCTTTTGGAAGGTATCTTTCACCTGTGTCAGAAGATTTTTTACCACTTTTGGTTGTCCAATCTTGTTTGCCCCAGTCTTTTAGAGACTGTTGCGATTTAGCTAATCCACCACCCGCCATTTTCTTTTTTCCAGCGCAATGGGCCTTCTCTGAGAAACCTTTTGGGTTATCGCAGTCTATAGACTTTTTGCGTTTATCAGACCACTTAGTCACGATACCCGCCGCCTGCGGCTTTATACCGTTTAGCCATAACCTGCGCTTTTCTAGCGCTCCACTGACCCGCACCTGTGCCAACAATTGCCGCAGCTTTAACGCTGTTAAAAATACGTTTGCGTAACTCAGGCTTAGTGTAATTACCAGCTTCGTTTACTTTAGATTTTACTGCGCCGCCCTCTTTGTACTGGGTAAAGTCAGTATTATCTCTACGTTTCTTGCGTACACCTTTGGGCATTTTGCTTGGGCTAATGTTACCCATTCCACGGGATGCCATCATTTTTTACCGCCTTTAACTTTTTTGGCTAGAAACAGCTTATCAACCATTTTTATCCGCTGGGGTTTAGTTGTAACTTTGTTAATAATAGCCAGTCGTTTGGGTTCATTTGCGCCGTAAAACCCAGCCTTCTTCAAAGACTTAACTACGCTAGTTGCGGGTTTTGCGGTTGCCATATCAGCACATCTTTCCGCGTGTCTTACCTTTAGTAGCAACACCATCGGCGCGTTTTGAAGCGGAACCACCAGAAGCCATCCTTGTCATACCGCCTTTTTTATAGGCGTTACCCATTTCGTCCACTCTAGGCATTTCGGTCTGCCGGGAGTTCATTTGGGCTTCACGTATAAACTTTTTTGAAATGCCCTTGGGTCTATTACTTAAAGGAGCTTCCTCAGTGTTACGCAACGACTTGGTGTAAGCTTTTTCAGCTTTAGCACGCATCTTTTCGTCGCGTACATCCTCGGGGGTTTTGTACTCAATATCAGCCATGATGTTTCCTTAGCAGGCTTTGCCGCCCATATTCATCTTAATCATCTTGCCTTTGGTTTTACCCTTAGACTCAATACCGCCGCCTTTAGACAACTTAGTCATAGTTGCGCCCTTGTGCAAGCGGCCTTCATGTTTATTCACGGCTTTCTGCATCATGCCCTTGTCTTGCTTTATGTCTGATTTTCCGCCTTCAGCCATGCCGCCTTTTTTCATTGCGCCTTTACCGTCGCCAATAAAAGCGGGTTTACCGTCTTTCATGGGCATACCGCCGTCGGCGTATCCGCCTTTTTTCATACCCATCATGGATGTATCAGCCATAGGCGTAGGACGCTTCATACCGTCTTTAGCAGTACTCATGCCTTTTTTCTTAGCCATCATTGCCATCATTCCGGGATTCATTTTGGAAGCCATAGTATTACCGCCTTCTTTCATAATTGACATCTTGCCGTGAAGTGTCTTAGGTTTGTTAACTTTTTGAAGATCGGGGCGGGACGTATTTGAGCCCTTACCAAACTTCATTCCTTTGCTCGCGCCGCTAAACTCTTTAGCAACCGATACTGGTACGCCCGCAGCCTTTGCAAACTTCGGGTTGTGTGCAGCAGCATCCATGAACTGCTTTTGTTTTTCACTCGTCGCTGGCATCTTTTTTCCTTCGAATTATTTCAGCAAAGGGTTTACCCGCAATCATTTCAGTGATCCGCATACCTGTCCACACAATCGTAAATAGGGCGGCAACCGAAGGAAGTAGTTGCATTAACGTGCCAATAGCCGTAACAGCGGCTACACCGTCTGCTACATGCTTTATGGTTTCAACATTCTCTTGTTTCATATCAACATTTCCACCTTGCAAGAGCAGCCGCCTTACGGGTGGGCTTACCCTTTTCGTCTTTCATTGGGCCGGGCATGCCTGACATGCGTGCGCAGAACGAATCCTTGCGCTTGCCGCCTTGCGGCTGTGGAGCCTTTAGGTTACTACCTGTAGCCGCGTTGTACTTAGCACGGCCTTTGGCAGTCAAGCCCGCCCCCTTGGATATAGGCAATTTCTCGCCTCTTCCAACTGATAGGACGGGGCCTTTCTTCTTAGCCATAAAACACCGTTGCTGTTACAGAACCGCCAACACCTACAAACATACCGTTTTTGCAATAGATGCCTTCACCGGGGATCAGCACTGGCAAACCAACAATGTTGAACGTGTCAA